AAACACGGCGAATTTATCCGAGGTAACTGGGTCAGCGCTGTAAAACCGAAAGCATCTGATTTGCATGTGAGCGCCGAGGTTGCCAAGCCGAAAGCTTCAGCGCCGAAGGCCAGCGAAAACCGCAGCTTTGAAATGGATGATGAAATTCCCTTCTAAGGGATAGGACCACGGTGCGAAGGTGTGGAGCCGATTAGCCGGGGATAAATCCCGAGCCGCGCCGTGGTCCGCTTTTAAGGATATCATAAAATGACAGACAGACAACACGCGCAGCGCAGTCCGGAATGGTTTGCGGCAAGACGTAACAGACTGACAGCAAGCCTTGCAGGGGCGGTTCTAGGCGTTGCTCCCTACATGAGCCGCGATGATGCCATGCGCTCACTGGTGCGCGATATGCACGGCCTGCCAAGCGAGTTTAGCGGCAATATCGCCACCGAATATGGCAATGACAACGAAGCGCTGGCCCGCACGGCTTATGAAATGGAAACGGGCCATACCACCGAGGATGCGGGGTTTGTGGCCTATGCGGAATGGGGCGGCGCATCGCCGGACGCCTACGTTATAGACGCCAGAGAACACAAAACAGGCTTGCTAGAAATAAAATGTCCGTTCGGCAAGCGTAAGGATGAAAGTCCTGTTTTTGCGCCCATTGCAGATCAGCCGCATTACTATGCGCAAGTGCAGGTCCAGCTATTTTGCACGGGTCTTGGTTGGTGTGATTTCTGGCAATGGTCAGCGCACGGACACAAGCTGGAGCGCGTGGTGTATGACGGTGCATGGATCAATGAAAACATCCCCAAGCTGGTCGAGTTTTGGGAGGCTGCAAAAGCCGCTGATCCCGCTGATTTTGAGGGGCCAAAGCGGGTTGTCATTGATACGCCGGAATCTGAGTGCCTAATTACTGAATATGATGAATTGTCGGACGCGATTGAAAACGCCAACGCACGCAAAAAAGACATTATTGCCCGCATGGTTGAAATGACCAGCGGCAAGAATGGCATGATGTCGGGGCGCAATCTCACGCTTGTACAGCGCCAAGGGTCCGTAAGCTATGCCAAGGCATTGAAAGAACTGGCGCCGGACGCAGACCTTGAGCCTTATCGGGGCAAGCCAAGCGAAAGTTGGCAAATTCGGTGACAGACGAGATTGATAAATCCAACGCATTCGCCAACGCCTTGCTTCAAAAAATACGGGAAGCCGAGAATGTTGGCGAGTGCCTGGATTTGTCGGAAAAGTACGATGAGCAATTCAAACGCCTGCAAAAGGTCAACCCGGCGCGGGCAATCCACATTGTAAATCTCATAAACATGAAGCGCAGGGAGTTTGGCGCATGAGCCTCAGAGCATATCAACAGACCGCGCATGACGCAGCTTGGGCGCATATGAAGCGCAGTATTGATCCGTGCTTGATTGAAGCCGCAACAGGAGCGGGCAAATCTCATGTGATTGCCGCCATTGCGCAAACCGTCCACGATGCCACAGGCAAGCGGGTGCTATGCCTTGCGCCCAGCGCCGAGTTGGTGCTGCAAAACCGTGAAAAGTATCTGGCCAGCGGCAATAAGGCCAGCCTGTTCAGCGCAAGCGCCGGGGCAAAAGAACTGCGGCACAACGTGGTTTTCGGATCGCCGCTGACCGTCAAAAACAAGATTAGCAGGTTTACGGATAACTATGCGCTGGTTGTTGTGGATGAGGCGCACGGACTGACACCAACGCTAAAAAGCATCATTGCATCCATGCGCGAGGGCAACCGGTCCCTGCGCGTTCTTGGCCTCACGGCAACGCCGTACAGGCTAGGCACGGGGTACATCTTTGCCATGTGGCCTGACGGTCGGGTCAATGACGGAAGCACCGCGTATAAGCCATATTTTACAAAAATGGTGGATAGGATTACCGCGCCAACGCTGATCGAAATGGGGTTTCTGACTAAACCGATTATCGGAACCGCCGGGGCGGAAGGCTATGACACGGGTGACATGAAGGTAAACGCGCAAGGCAAATTCAATGCCGCCGATGTTGACCGCGCGTATCATGGGCAGGGGCGGCTAACGTCAGGCATTGTTGCCGATGTTATGGCGCAATGCAGAAACCGAGAAGGCGTTTTGTTTTTTGCCGCGACGGTCAAACATGCCAACGAAATTCTGGCCAGCCTGCCGCCTGAGCTATCAGAGATTGTCACGGGGGAAACACCAAAGGCAAAACGCGCCAGCATTCTGGCACGGTTTAAGACTCAGCAGTTAAAATATTTGGTCAATGTGTCCGTTTTGACGACGGGCTTTGATGCGCCTCACGTTGATTGCATTGCTATCCTTCGTAAGACGGAAAGCGCCGGATTGTGGGCGCAGATCATGGGGCGAGGATTGCGCCTTGATGATGGCAAAGCGGATTGCTTGATTTTGGATTACACCACCAACATCGACGGACATTTTCCAGATGGTGATTTCTTTAACCCTGAAATTGAAGCCAAGGAACCAAAGATCAAAGGCGAGGGCGTCAATGCAATCTGCCCGTCATGCGCCTATGAAAACAATTTCACAGCGCACCCGGATGCGGAAGGTTTTGCGATAGATAAAAACGGCTATTGCCTCGATTTAAGGGGGAATCAGGTGGAGACCGAATATGGCCCAATGTCCGCGCATTATGGGCGTAGGTGCTGGGGTATGGAGCGCACAGGGCCGCTGGGGCAGTATGCGCGTTGTGGGTATCGCTGGACGTTCAAAGAATGCCCGGATTGCGAAGCGCCAAACGATATTTCAGCGCGGCATTGCATTGAGTGCAAAGCTGAAATTGTGGACCCGAACGATAAATTGGTCGCGGAATTTAAGCAGTTGAAGCGTGACCCAACGCAAGTGCAGACCGATGATGTTTTAAGCATGGATTTGCGCGAGGGCATTTCACAGGCTGGCAATAAAACCATCCGCGCAGATTTTGTAACGCCGTATCGTTCTTTTTCGGTCTGGTTTACGCCGGAGGCAAAGGGATGGAAACAGCGCGAAGAATGGGCGCGGTTTGAAGCCGCAACGGCTGATGCGAAGCCCCGTACCGTCACATATCGCAAGGATCAAATGAGCGGGTTTTATCGCCTGCTGGGATTAAATAAGGAGAAAGACATTGCGCCTGAAAAACCTACCGTTTCCGGTTTACGGCAACGCGAAATGGCGGGGTGATTGCCCTGCTGAAAGCCTTGAACAGATCACATTCTTTAATCGCCTGCGCTGCGATTATCCTGACACATGGGGCAAGCTGGCACTGCACCCACGCAATGAACAGCAGCTAAGGGGCGGCCAGTTTCGCGGCATGATAAAGCAAAAAGCCGAGGGCATGACCCCCGGCGCATCTGACGTTATTATTCCTGGCCGTGTGACTTTTGTTTGCGAGATTAAGCGCGCCGATCATACCAAGAGTAAATGGCAACCTGGCCAGATTGAATATCTGGAAGCGGCGCAAGACGCAGGTGCGTTTGCCTGCGTTGCTTTAGGTCATGTCGGTGCGTGGCAGGCTTTTACCGAGTGGTTAGGGTGATGCGGCACCATCCATCTTTTTATGGTATGCGCGCACTTTACGGTTTAGATGCGCCCTGACTTCCTCAGATAGCGTCTTTGATTCCGCGTCCAATGCCTGTTTCCAAGCGTCGCGCTCGTCTGTCGTGGCGCGTAAATTTATGAGAATTGTTTTTTTCATGCGCCACCAGTAACAACATAAAGGTAAAGACGCAAGCGAAAATACATGTTGACTGCGTAAAGACGCTATGCAATGTTGATGGCAGGAAAGCATGGGAGAAACGACAATGACCATCACCGCGAACATCCACAACGCCACGTATATGAAGGCCAACCACGGCGGCACAGCAGACTGGCTTGAAATTTACGCACCGTCCGGCTTCACCGTCTTCTGTCCGCCGCACGTTGCCGCAGCCACATCCGCCGCGTTCAACCGGGCAATGCAGGTAAAGCCGCGCGGCGATGCGCTTGTCTACGCCACCGGCGCGGGCCTGTGGCACATCACCACCGACGACGCTTACGGCACCGTCTGGCTGGCGCAGCACGACGACATCACAGGCGACGGCGATCCTTCATGGATGACAGCCAGCGCGGGCAGCTTGGAAGCATTGCAGGACGCCATTGACGACATTGAGGCGGAGAACGCGCAGCAGGTGACGGCATGATCAAGTTTAACA